CCGACACGCGCACAAAACGTAAATAGCAACTAAGCCGTGCTGCACTCGTCCTCTCATTTATATAGTCGGTATAATAAATTAAGTAACTACTAAGTACACATATTGCTTTTCCCGAATTTAAACATGAGAAGGATAATATGAAAGCCTATATGATAATATTTAGAAGTTGAAAGTACTCAGGATCAGCGCCTTCAACTTCAAGAATATATCCGCATATATCGCGGATATATTCAGGATATAATTCGTTCGCCACCCATGCCTGAATACAGCGACAAACAAATTGCCGACTATACCTATCGATAGAAAGGAGATGGCCAAAAGAATTCCACGCTCTCTCAATAAAGATGATAAGATCTTGATTTACCAGCACTGGAGTATGTAATACTAGAGGATAGAGCCCATCAGCCATATTATTTAAAATACCGACTCGGTTTGCAATATCATCATCACTCTGTAGTATGGTATTTAAATTCTCAATCTCACCGATCTGGCTCTGATCTTCAAATTCCGCCGGAAACGTTCGTGTCATCGAATTTTTGAAGAACCTAATCACGTAATCATCAAAGGACGGGTACTGCGAGCCCATCTCATCTACAGCTCTTGCGGAGATAAACTCTGTAGAATTATAGTAGATGCTAGGTTGACGCAGAAGATCAGAAAATAGAGTTTTAACTTTATCATATTGATCACGTCCATAAGCGAGAGCTATTTGGGACAACTGATACAACATCACAATGTGATGTGCAGCTGGTCCTAAAGTGCCACGCTGATAATAGTGAAGTCCACGAACTATACTCTTAGGTTCAATTGGAGCGAGATAATCACCAACTTCCTCATTATAGACAAATTTCCGCTTAAGAAATTGAGCATTATCTATATGAGTGAAAAGACTCTCTTCAGTAATAGCAGTTTTGTCCGCTTTCGTAAAAGGAATGCCCCATTTAGCAAGAACGGTCTGTATGAAACGCATGTTAAACCAGGAACACTCCTCACTGACACCACTGATAAAATCATCACCATAATTCATCTGATGCACGTGTTGATAATATTTCTTCCCCACAGATCGTGAATCACTAAAGAAAACACAGCGTTGATATAAGCTATTAACAATGCAATTCTTTTGAGTCGTTAGAGAATGGCCGCTAGGGTTAGTGCCCAAGGCACGTATAATAGTGGAGAAAAAGTCAATTATGGGCTCATTAAGAGATGAACATATTGTCCTAGCGGCCAATAAGTCCTGGGCATTCCAAAGTGCACGGGATGTGGTGCTCCGTTCAAGAACACCAACTAGTAGCGCGTACAAACAATGTGAAGCGACGGTGCTCACTCCAATCTTCTGATTTTTATCGAAGTCAACATAATCGCCATCCAAAATACGCACTAAATCGCCAGCACTAATGAGAAACTTCCTCAATTCACCCCATTGGGTCGATTCAACATTCATACCGACAGCACACTCCGATGAGAATTTTTCGCGAAACATAAGAAGAATAACAGGCATCAAGTACATTCTCATAACGATAGTTAAAGGGAGTGGCGATCCATTCATGACACGAATTTTATTCTGCATCACCTTTTCACGACTTCGTATCTCATCCTTGACATGAGAAGTAAACATAGCCATAGGGTCAACGCCAGCGCGAACAAGATCAAGCATTCTATCGATATCGGCGTGGAGTTCGGGCTTCGGGTGGTAACATTTAGTACCATCAGGTAGGCACTCAGTATCAAAATATTTGATCTTAGCTCCTGAATAGCCATCACCTCCACCCGTCTTCATGTTCAAACCATGAAAAACACCCTTGACACCATTAATAGCGTCATAGACTGTATACGGTCGAACATATGGCACTTTCTCCCCATTAAACCCATCCAAACAGAAATCCACATTTGCACATCTCTCGAAAAAATCATCAAGATAACTCGATGCAGCTTTGTCTAAAATATGGGGAGGTATTCCCTCATGCCCATGGGTGACCATCGCCTCAAATGCTGCAGTCTCAACAAAACGCCGGTTGCCTGGAGTTACTTCCGTGGGCAAAAAGTCGTTTCTAAGATCGCCCAAGACTGGATGTTCACCAATCTGCTGCAAACTCTCACTGAAAATTGTCTGTGAATACTTGGACGAACTGGGGGATACATGTTTCTTCAACCCGCCATAAACAGTCATCGCCGGCAACCCCTCCGCACCATAGCTACTCACAACACTCTTAAAATGGGTAGGAGTAAACCAAGGATTTGGCTTTCCGTGAAAAGAGAATATCTCCTCAGAAGCCACCACTTTAAAACTGTCATCAACACTCTTCCTATAGTCACTTTGGGGTATAACGCCAAGAATACGATTTTTAATGGCGCTAACAGCTCTATCAAGCATAGCTGTGTCTAAACGGCAAAAAACTCGCTCTTCAGAGTTCGCAACTTGCCCAAAGAGTATACCGGCGAGAATTATTGGACCAGACTTACCACCCTGGTTAATAGGATCACCACAGTTAATAAAAATAGGAGACCCAGAATCTCCCCGCTCACTACAAATATTGCAATTTATGCTGGGAAAGGAGATATTAGTTCGGTCTAAAATCTTATATTCTGTGTTATGATAATCTGCACGATAATTCGTCGCACTCTGGACGTATAAACTAGTATCACGTTTACGTGTTAAAACGAAAGGGTTACTAGGGTGACCACTAGAACTTAACGCCACAAATTGCTTGAGTCCAGTCATATTAGTATCAATCTTAAACACAGTGATATCAGTTCCAGGAATGTGTTCAACATTCTCACCCCTTAATAGATTATGATATGCACGACATGGAGCTACCTTTACATTCGCACTCGTGGGTTGGCCGGCAACAGCATCATCTGAATCATTCTTTGCTAAACGACCATCGAAGGCAATACAAACACGAAACACTCTAGGTCTATTATTGTTCTTAAGAAATATCTCACACTGATTAAAAGTGTGTGTATTACAGACAACGAACCCAGAATCGTAAACAAAACAATTGCCTCCACTACCACTCTCTAAATCATAATCGCTGTATGAAAAGAAATTATCGCCTCGATCGACTGCCAATTTCATATATCCAATATGCCTCCCAAATACGCTCCTTGCATCTTCCGAATTTCGAACAACTAAGCTACGAGATGCAGGGGATGGTATATTAGTGACATCAAAAGGGTGTGGTGCAACACCTTCTCCCCATGCGGCAACAGAACTAATAGGCGGCATAACTGTACGGGGAATAGGGGCACTATATGCAGTACCATGAAGGGTAGTAACAGATTTTCTGCCCCTAATATACGAAACTATCGCAGTAGTCAACAAAATACCAAAAATAGCTACTGTGGACCACATTAATTTCTCTTTTACACGTCTATTAGCAAATATCGAACGCATATCAACTCCAGTAACATGATCCAACACTTGTCTACCATCAGGAACGGCACGAAGGACTGCCCCTCTAATACTATCCTCACCAAAATGATTAACAATTTGATTTGGACTTGGCATACTAGTTAAGACAGCGTTAGCAATTCTCTCCCTACCAAAATACGAGACAATAGTCTCAATACGAGGCACAAAGAGATACAGCAACAATCGATGAACCATAGGAACAATATGATATGGCCCCCAAATAAATTTAAAGAACCACCATTTGGAAGTGCACTCATCACTCTGGAGTTGAACTCGATCATATCTACGCATATCGAAGGGCTCAAAAACACCACTATGACATATGCACCGCGACGTAAGTCTCTTGCACTGCACACATTGCGTCAATGGCTTCGCTGAGGTAACTTGCTTTTGCTGCTCAAGATGCAACTTCACATCATAAGTGAGGAAATCACATAATGTAGCCAAATCACAATCCCTAAGAGGTTTACCATCTTGCCCAAGAACATCCACAAAATTACCTTTTATCTTGTGGTTTCCGCCATCGTTTTCATTAGAAACAGAATATCGCTCAACGGTAAAATTCCACAAATCCGGTAACTCATCATCACCAATGACGGGAACTTTTGTTGCGTCAAGAGCTTTACCCTCCGTTGAATAAGCGGGTTTGGGCACAACCGTTATATAAGTCCTAATGCGGCGCTGTGCTATTGGTGCATTATGTAGATAATCGGCAGCCCGTAAGTCTTTAACGTTAGTACTACCGATAAGAATCGGAGACAAGAATGGGGTGTTATTTTTAGCTGATAACTCGGCTTGAGGGGTCATAAAAGGAATATTATTAATAAGCCTCACAAGATTAACCACCATAGGGTCTCCATCGGCCATAAAATTACTTCTAACCGTACCAATATCATCAAGAATCACTGCTGACTGCCACGGATAATAAGCATCAAAATGTTTATGACCAGGTGAATATGTGTAAACAAATTTAGGACTCGTAGGCACCTCCAAAATACCACCAATATAATGCACTAACAAATTACAAACACTAGATTTCCCAACTCCAGATCCACCAAAGAGTAGAATGGAATAAGGGACTTGCCGCAATTCGGTCCCACGTAAAACATCATCGTATGTCCTTTTGCGATCCATAACTCGTGCATGAAGTGCATTGAGAGCATCAAAG